ACATAGTCCCGGGATATCCCGGGACCATGCGGCTCACGGGCCTTCAGAAGCTAGCCGTGACTAGAGCTAAGGGGAGCCACCCATCAATAGAGAAAGAAAAAAAAAAAAAAAAAAAAAAAAAAAAAAAAAAAAAAAAAAAAAAAAAAAAAAAAAAAAAAAAAAAAAAAAAAAAAAAAAAAAAACATTTTCGCCCCATAGGGGCGGAACAGGGCTCCCATCACCCACCCTCCTGTTCTTCCATAGGAAGTAACCAATAAAGGAAATAAAGAGGGAAGAAAAGAAAGAATGAATTAGGAGCTAATTATTTTTCTTTTTTTTTTATTTATTGAAGTAAAGGATTGCAGCCAATAAAGGAAGCAAAAGGAGAAGAGGGATCCACCTCCCAGTGACAAGCGGTAACTGCCTGTAAATGTCCCCAATGGAGTCATCTCCAATGGAAAACCATCCAGACACGTCAATCGTATTGACACCGGGAGGTGCAGGCCTCTTTGGTTTGTAAGCAGAAGCGAAGCCGAAAAGGTAGTCCGCGACAACGGAGTAGCGGCCTCCCCGCACCCTGAGCTTAGAGCGCACGAGCTTAGCTCTGCGCTTCCAAGCCCGAAGCGGAGGTGACCCCAACTTCTGGAGTGCCGCGGCCACCCTCTGGACCTCGTAAGGAGAATAGTTTGTAAGATCAAAGGCCTCAGGGCCATGGAGCTTATAAATTATTGCTGGTAAGTCAAGTGGGTTTACGGAGTAGGTTGATCCGTACATCTCAAACTCATAATTTCGATCCACAGCATCCTGTTGGAGCAGCAGACCGAAGAAATGAGTGAGGAAAACGAGTCTAACCCACACCGTAGGAGCAAAAGCAATTATGTTTCCTAACCAACTGTTAACAGGACTGTGACTAATTGTCTCCCAACTCGCGCGAGCCAGCGGTGTTGTTGGATCACGAGTGAGGAAATAATAAGGTCGCCCGTTTCTGTCTTGAGCAACAGTCACATTAGAGGAACAAGATGTTATTTGCTCCAAGTCATAGTATGGCTTTGGGAAATCTCCAGGAATGGCGGAGTACTTTGTCATGGCGTTTGTGAATTCACGCAACGCCTGTTCATCTTCCTCAACGCCTTTACTGGAGGTGACACAAACAAGATCATCTCCACAGATTAAGAACTGAGGGTCAGCAAACCCAGCAGCTTTGGCAGCTGCAGAGGCTTTGATGAAGTTAGTAAGAGTGTTGCCCATGCTCGTCGGGAAAACCCCGGAAGCACGGCACTCCCTTCTCCCAACCAGGTCCCCACGTGAGTTGTACATAGGGGACCCTCTATAAAGCCTAGACGTCAAGTTCTTAATGACTGTCTTGGCCTCATCAGGGAGATTGGCACTTAGAAAAATGTCCCTCTCAGTGTCTATATCATGCGGAGTGACAGTGGAGTCAAAACATTTGGTGTCGTAAGAAAAGCCCATAGGATTCCTGAAATGCCGCCACATGTCTAATAGTCTATCGACACGCTGGCGAGGAGTGTATTGAAATCCATAGGCCTTCCCCATGACGGCATAGGGTAATTTTTGGAAGAGGTCGTACATCGCCCTCTTCTCACAGGCACGCACAGGCAAATCAGGGTAGACGATCAGCCTGGCTGGTTTGCGAGAAGTTGGCGACGAGACGAAAACCTCGTTCTTTGCCATAATTGTAGTAGGAATAGGTTCATCAGAGGTTGACAAGAGGTCCTGCCACGTTGACTGGAGTTCCCGCCTCGCAGCTCGCGTAAGTTGGCGAATATCGGAACCGGAAAGGCCCGATTTCGCGCGAGCCGTGTTCTTTGGAGTGAGGCGCGCAACTTCATCCCACGTAAGCAGGTCAGCAGTCACCTCTGAAGCTTTCTTTTTGACTTGGGTGACAGTATCAAAGTAGAATTTGTCAAGGACCTGTTCTCTATCAATTGTCACTTTAGCCATCCTCGCGCTAGCAGACGCTGTCGTTGTCTGGTACACGAGGTTGTGTTTAGTAATTAGTGTGTTGGAAAGGGGACCTATAGGATGACGCCGCTCCTCACGGCGGGTTGCCGTGACGAGGGCACCGGTCCACGAATAGGATAAGGAGCATGACTCTCCCTTTTCAGAAGTAGTCTCCCATTGACTGTCATCCCCCTCTTCAGGCTCTTCACCTTCGAGGGGGGGCATGTCAGGGTCTGTTTCCTCACCCTTATCGTCGACTTTAGGTTCCTCCTTTTCCTCAACTGGGGCAGATTCTGTAGCCGAGGGCTCACTGGGCTCAGGAGTAGCACTTCCGGGCTTGATGGGACACCCGGAAACGAGAGCTGGGACATAGTCTTTGCGCATCCAGGCAGGACCAGGCGGCGGAGGCGGTGCAGCCACCACCACCCGATCGTCGTCTGGCGCATGGACTGATTCTCGGGAGTGCTCCCCCTCAGACCCAGAATTGATGGTCCACGAGTCAAAGTTGATAACCTTGTCGTCAACCTCAATCGTCACAGAGCGTCCGTAAAATGATCGAATCCACGCGAGCTCGTCTTCGCCGGTCAGCGGTCTCACAGGGCCGCCAGCCATCTCATGTTCTTCTGACACACGAGAAGCTGCGCCTCGCGAAACCGCCGACAGCTCGGAGCCGCTCGAGGACTCAACATCAACAGTACGCCCGCGCCTGAGCCGTCTTGCTGCAGTCTCTGCAGTGACATGTCCTGGATCAGTTAGTAAGGAAGATACAGTGTCAACATCTGGTTCTGGAGTGCATGGAAGTGTCGCGCCGACTGGGTAGGTGTGATTGCCAATTAGGACCACCACCTCATCGCGCAACATTGGTTTTGGGTTTGGAGCCAGCCTATGTATCCTAACTCCATCTATAAAGGTCATCAAATCAGGTTCAGGCACCTGGCAAGGGATACGTAATTTGTCAGCGGTTGCGCCAGTAACTCTGACAGCAGTCCCCTCCCTCTTGAACTCAACATACTCTGTGGAAGTTATTCTCAAAACAGCCGTTTTCCACACATCGTATGGATTAGGCCGTGGCCCACCAGTAGTAGTAGAGTTAATTGGGAAGGTATTGAGCCAGACGTTACGGCACTTCCGCGAGCCTGTAATCCTAATTCTTTCATTCCTCACATTTCCAGTGATCAAGTTACCACAACCACACCGAGTGGAAACGAGACCATCTCCAGCCCACCGGCCAGAGTAGCCTGAATCACACGATATGATCGGGAAACCTGGAAGATGAGGAAGAATTATTCCCTTTGCCCAGGTGAAACAATCATAAAGTATTTTCATTAACCATTGGATAAAGAAATAAATGGCAGTAAAATCACAATTTTGGTCATTTTCACTTGTAACAAAGTTATGGATAGTTTTCACTAATCTAGTTAAGGTTAAAGATTCAAGACAAGCAATGACATCCCTGACCACCTGCTGTTGTTGGACATAGTGATCGGGGGAGACGTGGTTCCCCCTAGAACAAAACGCTATGAGCCGATTGACCCATGCGACGAGTCCTTCACTGCCGCCTGTGTATCTTTTTAGGATGAATGCGGCGCCCACACCTACAGCAAGCGCGCCAGGGTTGAGCAAAGATGGCAAGAGGTTAATTAGGTCTTCACCACTCGGGGTGACACCACTCAAGATCTTGAAGGCAGTAAGGGCGCCAGCCACACCGGCCCCGTACCCCGCAAGCAGGCCAACGATGACGTCAGTGAAGCCGACTGCACCAATAGCGATGCCAGCCAGCCCAGCGCCGACAAAGGTGGATGCTGCCTGGGGAGGGGCCACCATGCTTGCCGCCCAACCACCTAGAATGGTGAGGAAAGCCATAGCTGGTCTCGGCAATCCTGTAGTGAGACCTGAAACAAAACCCATTAGACAAGCTACTGATGGATTATAAGGGAGTGTTGTAAGACCTGCCAAATACTGCACACCTGATAAGATGTTCCACATGTGCTGATTCCAAAATTTCTCAACAGCCGATAGCAATGGTTGTGCTTGACCAGTTGGAGGGTCAATGGACGCCGCTACTTCGCGGATTTTCTGCGCTGCACGCGACGCCCATTCGTATCCTTGTTGGATGTATTGATGGTGATCAAAACATTCCTCCATCTCGTCAAAATCGGCGTAGAGAACGCCCTTGTGAGGGACTACCACAACTTTCTCATTTACGTGTACCTCAGCTATGATCGCAACGCTACCCGTAAGGGCAGCGACAGCAACCAAAGCTGCAACACACCCACCCGCAATAACCCAAGCATTAGTTTGGGTGTCAATTTCGGCCTCCATACAGGCCTGAATATACTTGGTCACTGGGTGAGTAAAAGTAAGATCGTCGTGGGTGTCCTCAAGTCTGTACAACAAAGGCGTTGGAGTACGGTTTGTGGTAATATACCGTGACAGCACCTTCCAGCGCTCGTCTTTGCTGGGCGCCTTAGCTTGGGCGTTAAGGCATACAGTTGCTTGGATGGCAGTTAAATAAGGGAAAGTTACACCCTGTTGTTTTAGCTGGGACAAAAAGAAAGCGTCGACTGTAGGTAACCCAATGAAGACGCTCTCCCAAAATTCGGTGTGGTCAAGTCCGGTGGGAAGGCCAGGTTGCTTAAGGTAAGCCTGGAGTAGCACAGTTACCTGCGCTGGACTCAGGCCAAACCAAGCCAAGCCGCTGTCATAGCACTCGCACAGGACGGATGACGATAGGACCCCAGATGGGCGCTCACCACTATTTACATAGTAGTAAGTGCCCCTGCGGCCTCTACCAGTCCTCCCCCTGCGCTGTGTTCTGCAAACGGCATCTGATGGTTTAGGAGTGGTAACCATAGAAAATGTTGGGTCAAGGGAAAACTCAATGTCCAGTTCCACAGCGGTGTTACAGTCAGTAACGGTGTCAAAATTGCCAGAATACCCTGTCATAAGGGCGTCCGTGGCAACAACGACGACATTACCCTCATTCGGTATGACGGAAACATCCAAACCCCGATAGTAGGTTACAGCATTAGCTCCGGCCTTTCTCAGGAGAAGTGCGACCTCTTCACACTTCTTCTTCGAATGGCAGAAGATAAGATGTCTCCCACTTAGGAGCAAAGACGACTTCAACATCTTCCCGTAAAAGGGTATGTCACCGCTCTGAGTGAGGGCCTCCTCATCGATGTTAGGATGAGGGACAGTCTGAGACCCGGGTGGCGTAGCAGTAGCAAGTACAACAAGCTTTACACCTTTAGACTCTGCCCCATCAAGGACGGAGCCTATTCCTAGTACGGATGTGGAGTCTGTGCTATGGCACTCATCACATATTATAATGTCATAGGCACCAGCAGAAACACCCCCGTCAGCTAAGAACTTACCATAGGTGGAATAAGTAAGTTTAGAGCCTGTAGTCTTGCAGCTTGCGCCTGTCCTGATGTTTGGACATTCCCCATAGGTCTTATCCATGTAAGGCCCAAAACTGAGAGTCGAGGCGACTGAAGGGTTAAGAACTAAGACATGATATCCCAGCTCCACATAGGACAGCGGCATCTTGGTGGATTTGCCGCTACCAGTGGGAGCGTGAAGGAAAGAGACCTGATAAGATGAAGGAACAGCAGGAGGAGAATCTAAATCAGTGTACTTGGGAGGGCAACTAGAAACGCTCCGCGTCCGCATATCTGCGAAGTGTATGCGCTTAGCCACCCCCCTAGTAACCGAAGCAGAACAGAAGATACCTACAAGATCCCCATCCTTACACAGGACTGGGCCACCCGAACTGCCTTTCAGTGATGAAATAGGTAAGGGAGAAATAAGTGAAGCATCCTTTTCGGAGGTCTTTCTCGCTGGGACGACCTGCCCTGTACGGGTGACCAAAAACACATCAGCCGAGCCACAAGTGCACGGCTGAAAAGACTTGGACCCGGCGGGGGCAGGCCATGCCACAAGATCGTCACCGGGAGAACACAACACTTGAAGCAAAGATGATTTATCAGAAGCAAGAGTAGCAGTGCCGCCACCATGATGAACCGACCACAGCACACCTTTACACACGGTGCCCATGAAAGTCTTAGTCAAAGAGGTTAAGATGTAACAATGACCTCTGTGGGGATACTTATCCCTACCCGTAAGGCAACAAACAATAGCTGAAGGAATACCGCGCGTCTTAGTGACGGTCGCGGTGATTGGTGATAACAATCTCCAGCCCTTGCTTGTGAGCTTATCAGCGGGGCCAAGGCAGATTTCTCTACCAAGCCTCGCAGATACGGGCAGGCCGCGAAGAATGTCGCCGCAAGCAATCTTCCTCGCGCCCCACTTGACAACTTTCCTCTCCATGGGTGAAAGAGTTATGGGCTCCAACGAATGCATAAGGTCTCTCAAGCCAGGCGCGGCCCAAGTATCTATTGGGGTAAGGTGGTCATAAAGGAAAGTGCCAAGATGAGAAGCTAACCATAAGATACACCATTGAACCCATTTACTACCATAAACATCTCTGCAGATAGAAAGGACCCGAACCAAGACCTCAGCGCGTCGAAGATACGAGATCTTTTGAACACGTTTGTTGATCATGGAAAAGGACCCACATATAACAGCTAAAGGCAAGTATATACAGCGGAACAAGGAAGGGTGAAAGAATGAAAAGAGTAAGGCAAAAGCAAGCTTCTCGTCCCTAGGATTTACCCTAGGGCCGAGATAGCGCCAAGCACATTCAATTCTAACATCCCAATATTCCAGCCACCACTTGACGAGCATAAACAGTTTTTTATAGCAAGACAAGCAAGTAATGTACAAGCAGAAAAGAGCGATGCTAAAAGCTGCCGTAACAGCACTAGCATTATCAAAAGCCCAAGCACGATGTGGTAAAGCCAGAACCATAAACGCCAAGGCAAACTTCCAGTAATATACAAACACACAAAAGGGCGGGACCCTGCTTGGGGTGAAGTAGATTACACAGTAAAAAACCAGAGCCCACAGCAAAGAATCATCAGCAATGTAGGAGAGTGCGATCAATCGCATAGTATCTGAAAGATAAGCCTCAGCTTGCAAAGCTAAGCACAGACAGAACCAGAGAATTGCACATACCTTCGCATCCATAAGAAGAAGCAAGAAAAACACAGCCCACTCTAGCCTCAAGAAGATATTGACAGCGCTGGGAGTCATAGCCCAAACATACTGGACATCACTCAGATTGCGATCTAAGTGGATGAGCCCAGTAGTGAAAGCAGGTAGCGGCGAAAAATGACATGGTGGGACAGCTGCGGTAGTCACACTGTAAAGAAGGGAGACGATACTCGCTCTCAACCTATCTTCAGTCCTACAGCTGACCGATCTGTTAAATTTGCACGCCACTCTAACATCCCTAGCGCCGTCGCCAAGAATCATGCGGACAGGGTAGACTGTGAAGTTCTCAGTGCACGGGAAGTGAAGATACCTATCAGTATAATCAATCAAGCAAGAATGAGTGATCCACGGTCCTTGGCCACAAAGTTGATAAGTGGCTTTGGGGTTTTGCCTAAAACAATCGGTGGGGCAAACAAAAGGCTTGCTCTTGTTGGACATGAGTCTCATGTTACAAGGAGGAGCGCCACATTGCTTGACCCAGCCAGTCGAATTAAGCCAAACACACCCATACCACCGTCCACGAGGTGGGCGGTGAGGAGACCGCAGATCAAAGAAAAACTGACCAGAATCATTCCAAGAAGCAAGCTTTCCATCCCGATCAGTGACACCCACCTCAATCGGTGCAGGACCGAAGCAGGTGGGTTTGCCACACACTCTGGATGCATCAAGAACGGAGCAAGGTCTAGACACATGATAGGGGCAGGGCGGATGTGAACGAGTCCCGCTATAGGCAATGTACGGATCAGTTGTGACATTGAAATCAAAAGGGCCTTTGCATTTAGGGTTGTATGGGGACCCCTCAGTGCAATTTAGCCTCTGTCCGTTGAGTAGTGCCCATTTTGGGAAAAACGTCCAGCCCCACATCTCCTTAACAGTGAAGTTGCAAGACAAAGACACATTAAGGTAATTATCACAAGAAACTAAGCCTGAATAAGCTAAAAGCAACAAGCAAAGTTTAAAGTAATTGTTAGTTGTGCCATAGAGACAAAGAGCAAGTATAACGCCCCAATGCCCGTTAGTAAAGATGGTGAACAGAGTATTTGGAAGTCCACTGAACATCGAAAGAAAACCGGACAAATTGGGCATCATGGATTGCAAAGCTCTCATAGTAAACTCAAAGGTAGAAATGGCGCCAGGATAGAGAAAACACTCACAATCATTAGTCAAGTTAAGAGGCATAAAGAATCGAGACAAGAAAGTAATGTAAGTGAGAGTCGCAGCACCACAGGCCTCGCCAATTCCCAGAGTAGAACAAACAGAAGCCATAGCGGACAAGACATCTATATGCGAACCGAGCCCACGAACAATAACAGATTCATTACTGACAGATATACTAGATGTTAACGGCACCCAACAGACACCACCCACGCATGGAATGCACCCAACCTCGTGGATGGCCCAGTCGGAGGATGCCCATAAAATCTGAGAGGAATTACAATCGTTACTGACAACGTGTCCACCGTTCCGCACAACAGAGGCCTCTCCGAAAGATACAGCCGAGAAGAGAGCAAGCAAGAAGATAGAGAAACCCATGCCAGGAATGTTGCCAGTGATGAAATTGGCACCGTCCTCAACAAACCGTACAAGATGAGCCGCGCCCCGACACAACGCGCCTGCGGGAGCTCCGAGAACTGGGACATACCCAGCTAGATCGGCAACTCCACAGGTAAGAGTGTCAATGACGCGCCCTAAGTTGCGCGACTTGTGGCGAGGGTCGCGGGGTCCCCACCTAGTGCGATAAGCGCCAGGAGAAGACCCCCAGGCCCCCCACTGGAGAACGGGATCAACATAAGGCCATGGGTATCCCCTATCCCCCCAGAATTTTGAGAAATACTTTCGCCACGAGCTGTCAGTTTGTGGCGGAGGCTGGCGTTTTTTTCGGGGGGAAGTACGCTCCGATGACTTAGGAGCTTGCACCAGACCTCTCCGAGGCCCGCGGATGGCCTTCTTTGGGGGGGGGATATACCTCCCCCCCACGAGGACAGCGCCGGAAGGGAATACTACAGGACCAGACCGCGACTGACCCCTGACCCTACCCCGTGGTCCTCGTTGTGGTTTGGGTTTTTGGTTTTTAGATTTATTACTCATGTCCTATGGTCTACGAGACCGGCAGGTGCCCTCGCAAGCATCCTATCAGACCGTGGGATAAAGGGGGCGGCGGCCCAACACCGCCCCCGCCTTCCTTCGTGGGGCACGCCCAAATTTCGGCTCCGAAGGTCAAAGACGTTCAAGCCGCGATTTTCGTGTACTCACGAATTCACGAATTCCAGCTCCCTCGACCTGCCGGGGGGGCCCTAGGAGGACCCGCATACCCGTACTTTGGGTATGGTTAACCCATTTCCGTGTAAGCGGGGTGGAACCCTCCATAGGGGGAGTGACACATGGTGATGTGAAGTTCCCTCCGCGTTGGACGACGCGTGTAGCGCATGCAAGCGCAAAACGCTGACAACGCACCGTGCCTAGCACGGAGGT